AATGAATATCCTTAAGTATTACAGGCTCACTAGAAAGTGGGTCTGTAAAACTTACGGGTTAAAAGATGCAGATTTAGAATTATTAATTTATTTAGATTGTAAAGGAAGATTTACACGAAAAGACTTTATTGACGGTGTTTATACATACTCATGGGATAAAGCAAGATGGGAGAGATTAAGAAGAGGAGGTTGGATAGAAACGTGGAGACATCGTAATAGAACTACTATTATGTACTCTGTGTTTAAAACTTCGTTCAAATGCTCTCAAATGATAAGTAGAATTTACAGAGTACTTCTGGGTGAGGAAGACTTACCAGTATCAGAAAGAAGTGTTTTTTATAATAATAAATCATATACAGACAAAGTTTACAATAAAGCTATAGATGATATGATTAAAGACAAAGACAGATAATTATGGGATATAAAATGAACGGATTTTCAGGGTTTGGAAACAAAAAGAAATCTCCCGCAAAAGTAAGTGATTCAGCAGTTGTTGATGCACAAAATAAACTTGATCACGTAGAACTTGATTTTAGGGAGCCAGGTTGGGCTACGGCGGCTAGAGGTGTCCATGAGGGTGCCAAAAGTCTAATGGGTAAATTCCAAGAAGGGCAAAAAGCTAAGGAAAATATGACTCAAGAAGAAAAAGACGCTCAAGCAACTAGTGATGAACAACAAGGTATTAACGTTCAAGATATAGTTTCTAAAACTGGAGACTTAGATACGGACGCAATTCAACAATAAGATAATATGTTTAAATTACCAAGAACCGCGCGAAATAAAGTAGTCAAGGGTAGATTTTTCAACTCTAAAGAGGAAGCTGCTCCTGGTACACCTTTGTTTAGAAAAAAATTAGACAAAGGTATTCAAGCGGAAGCTAATGATGACGGAACTATATTTCTTGATAATTCAGTGGAAGAAGGTAGCGAAGAAGAAAGAAAAATTCTTGCTCATGAAATGAAACATCTAACAGATATGAAAATCGGTAAATTAAAGTATACTGACAATGATATTACTTGGAATGGAAAGAGTTATCTAAGAAAAGATGGAATGATTAATTACAATGGGGAATGGGTACCCGAAGGAGGTAAAGAGTTTCCCTGGGAAAAACACTAAAAATATGGGGTATAAAATGAAAGGATTTTCTGGTTTTCAGAAATCGTCATGCGGTTGTGTTGGGAGGTGTAAATGCGCTTCACCAGCTAAGCAAAAGAAAAACAAGGAAAAGAAAACCAAAATAGTTACAGCAGAAAGTTTAAGAGATAGAACTGGTATTATAGATAAGGAAGGTAATAGAGTTATAAAAGACAACGATGGTAACAACCTTGTTATAAAAGAAAGCGATAGAAGACGCCACGAATTAAACGACATGTTAATTGGTGGTGATCACACTATTGTTAGCGATACATTACAAAGTGGACCAAACGATTGGGGAATGACAGATAAATGGATAAAACATCACGAAAGTAAAGGAACTAAAATATACAAACCTAAAAAGAAAAAATAATGGGATATAAAATGAAAGGGTTTTCCGGTTACGGAAACTCACCAGCAAAACAAGAAGGACCACTACCAAAAGAAAATCCAGATTTGAAAAAATCAGAGATGAAGGGAACTTACGTTTATAAAGGCGATGACTTAGCCGAAAGAATTGCAGATTTAGACGATAGAGCAGGTTTTATTGAAGAAGATATCTTTAATCAAGATGAAGCTACTGAGCAACAAAAGAAAGATATAAAATTCTTAGATCACGAGCGTGATATAATTATGAAGAGAAGAAAGAACACTATGAAACCAAAAAAATAATTATGAATATATTAGGAATGCTGTCAGGTGGAGGAGCTAAAGATCTTATAGAAGGCGTAGGTGGAGTTATAGATAACTTACACACTTCTAAAGAAGAAAAACTTGAAGCGGCGCAAAAAGTAAAAGAACTAGTATCTAATTACGAGGTTCAAATGGAAAAAGAAATCTCATCAAGATGGAACGCTGATATGAAATCAGATTCTTGGTTGAGTAAAAATGTTAGACCATTAGTTTTAATATTCTTAGTTATAGCAACAGTATTATTGATATTTATCGACGCTGGCGCTATTAACTTTACAGTTGAAGCAAAATGGACTGATCTATTACAATTAGTATTAATAACCGTGATCGGTGCTTACTTCGGTGGTAGATCACTAGAAAAAACAAAAAAATAAAGATATGGCAATAGTAACAAATGACTGGACAGCAAGAATAACGGGGTCTGCTTACAGTGACAACACGGCAAATAAAATAACTGCGCCTCACGGAAAGTATATTATAGCGATACAAGCTACCGGCGCATCTGGAGGAGCGTTTAATACTTTAGTAAAAGTTGTTGCGGCAGATAGTTCTATGCATTGGAACACTGAAGCTGCGGCTCATATAGGAACTGCTAGCGATGTTGCAAATGATGGATCTAGTACCATAGCAGCAGGAACCGCTATAACCATGACTACTTCATACGCTACAAAAGGATATGCAGTTGGTTGGTATGTGGACGGTGTTGGTGTTCCTTATGGGACAAAAGTTACAGAAGTAAATGTTGGGGGAGATCCACTTGAGATAAAATTGGACAATGCTTTTGTGTGCACAGATCAAACAATATATTTCACAAATCCAAATGACAAAGATCATGGTACTGGTGGAGTAAACGCTTCAGCCAACACAAATATTAGAGTAGTAGTTGGTGGTGGATATTATATGGGTAGATGGTTATCTGTACAACCAGCAACAGATGATGGAGAGGGTATTATATGTTATTTCGGAGAATAAACAAATTAAATTAACTTAAATTAAATAAAATGGCAAAAAAAGAAAAAAAAGAAGAGGTAATAGATTTTACCAAACCAGAAAAAATTGAAGATGCAGAATTAGTACAACTACAATCAACTGTTAGAACTATTGACAGATTAACAGCTGATGTGGGTAGAATGGAAACTCAAAAATACGCGATGTTAGTAGCTATGCAGAAAGTACAAGCTAACATAGATAAAATGAGAGAAGAGTTTATGAATAAATACGGTACTGATAACATCAATATTCAAACTGGTGAAATAGGGTATACCCCAGAAGAACTAGAAAAACCAATAGAAAATGGCGAAGTTAATAAGGAAGATTAGCGTAGGTAAAGATTATAAGAATGACGCTATGCATTACGCTGTTGGACAAGAGGTGTATGGTGGTCATAAAATCTGTGATATAATAGAGGAAAAGAATAAATTTTCTGTATATATTAAAAAGAATAAAGACGTTCTTCCTTGGAAAGATTTCAATAAAAATATGGCGGTATCTGTAGAATATAATCTCGAATACTAATGAAAAGTGTTTACAACTTTGTTGTAACGCCAAAAGGAGAAAGATATAACAATAAAAAGAAAGTTGGTGATTCAGAATTAATACTCAACACTGAAATATATAACCACCAGTATATAAACAGAGAGGCTATTGTTATATCAACTCCAACAATTGGCGATACAGATATAAAACCGGGAGACACCGTTATAGTACATCACAATGTGTTTCGTAGATGGCACAACGTTAGTGGTGAAGAAAAAAATAGTAGAAGTTATTTTAACGAAGAAACATTCTTAGTTAATAGTGATCAAATATTTCTATATAAAAGAAAGGACAAGTGGAAGACCCCAAGAGGTTATTGCTTCGTTAAACCTATAAAAAACAAAGACAAATTCAATATTGAAAAAGAAGAACCGTTAGTTGGTATAGTTAAATATTCTGACGGTTTAGTTGGTGTTGATGATGTTATAGGATTTAAGCCAAATTCAGAATACGAGTTTATAATAGACGGAGAAAAACTATATAGAATTTTATCAAATTTAATTACTATCAAATATGAACACCAAGGAAACGAAGAAGAGTATAATCCAAGCTGGGCGTAAGGCTGTTGAAGAGTTAATAAAAGTAGCCAAAGAAGCTATCGTAGATTCAAAGGAAGATATATCAGCAGATAGATTAAAAAACGCTGCGGCAACTAAAAAACTAGCTATATTTGACGCATTCGAAATACTTAACAGAATTCAAGAAGAAGAAAATCTACTTGAGGGCAAAGCACCTGAAGAGAGAAAGGAAAAAGTCTTTAAAGGATTCGCTGAAGGTAGATCTAAGTAATGTACGAGCAAAGTTTAGTTAAAACAGTAGAACCTATAAAAAAGACTACTATTACCAGAATGAATAGAGGTAAGAAGTGGAAATACGGTTACAACAAAGAACATGATTTGATCGTGTTGTCTCGTAACGGTATTATAGGTGAAATAATACAAATACAAGATTTAATTATAGCGCTACCTAAATCTCCTAAAGAAGTATATAAGCACGAGAAAAACAAATGGGTGAGGCAAGAATACCCTAAAGAACTTAGTCGTATTAAAAATATATTCGATTGGAGGGGTTATCCGGAAGACAGTAAAGAAAAATGGTACGATTATATAGACGAAGAATTTAAACGTCGAGACGAAGGGTTCTGGTTCATGAACAATGGTAAACCAACCTGGATAACCGGTACGCACTATATGTATTTACAATGGAGTAAAATTGACGTAGGAGCTCCAGATTATAGAGAAGCAAATAGATTGTTTTTTATATTTTGGGAAGCGTGTAAAGCTGATAAAAGATGTTATGGTATGTGTTACCTTAAAAATAGAAGATCTGGATTTTCTTTTATGTCATCAGCAGAAACAGTAAACTTAGCTACTTTAACAGGAGATGCTAGATACGGTATACTTTCTAAAACTGGTTCTGATGCTAAGAAGATGTTTACTGATAAAGTTGTTCCAATCAGTATAAACTACCCATTCTTCTTTAAACCTATTCAAGACGGTATGGATAGACCTAAAACAGAGTTAGCTTATAGAGTGCCAGCAAGTAAATTTACTAGGAAAAAAATAACTAGCAATGAAAAACTTGAAGATATACAGGGATTAGACACAACTATAGATTGGAAAAACACTGGAGATAACAGTTACGATGGGGAAAAACTAAATCTACTAGTACATGACGAAAGCGGTAAATGGGAAAGACCCGACAATATATTAAACAATTGGAGAGTTACAAAAACATGTTTACGATTAGGTAGTAGGATTGTTGGTAAATGTATGATGGGCTCGACTTCAAACGCATTAGACAAAGGTGGAGACAATTTTAAAAAATTATACAACGCGTCAGATGTCACGCAAAGAAATAGAAATGGCCAAACAAAGTCTGGTTTATACTCTTTGTTTATTCCAATGGAATGGAACTATGAAGGATTTATTGACGAATACGGATATCCAGTCTTCGATAATCCGGATAATGACGTACTCGGACCAGATGGTGAACTAATAGATTACGGAATTATAGAGCACTGGCAAAACGAAGCCGATGGATTAAAGACGGATCATGACGCTTTAAATGAGTTTTACAGACAGTTTCCGAGAACTACAGAACACGCTTTTAGAGACGAAGCTTTAAATAGTATATTTAATCTAGTTAAACTTTACGAGCAAATAGATTATAACGAAGAAACGTCTAGAACGTTGGGTTTAACAACCGGAAACTTTCAATGGGTTAATGGTATAAAAGATACAAAGGTTATATTTTATCCAGATCCAAAAGGTAGATTTAATATAAATTGGACACCACCATCAAGTTTACAAAACAACTGTTTTTTAAAAAACGGAATAAGATACCCAGGCAACGAACACATGGGAGCCTTCGGATGTGATAGTTACGATATATCAGGGACGGTTGATGGTAGAGGGTCTAAAGGAGCCTTACATGGGTTAACTAAATTTAGCATGGAAGACGCTCCCCCAAATCAATTTTTTTTAGAATATATAGCTAGACCACAAACAGCTGATATATTCTTTGAAGATATGTTAATGGCGATAGTATTTTACGGAATGCCAATATTAGCAGAGAACAACAAACCTCGACTTTTGTATTATTTAAGACGGAGAGGTTATAGAGGGTTTAGCATGAATAGACCTGATAAACTTTGGAACAAACTTTCGGTAGCAGAAAAAGAAGTAGGTGGTATTCCAAATTCAAGTGAAGACATAAAACAAGCCCACGCAGCAGCTATTGAAATGTATATCCAAGAGCACGTTGGTATGAAAGGTGATAATCTATTTGGTAACATGTATTTTAACAAAACGCTAAATGATTGGGCTAAGTTTGATATAACAAAAAGAACTAAATTTGACGCAACTATAAGCTCTGGTTTAGCTATAATGGCTTGTAATAGACACTTATACAAACCCAACGCTACTATAGAAAAACCAAAA